TTACTTATTAATAAGTTCCTCCACCATTTTCTTCAGCTCTTCCATGCTTGATTTAAGTTCTTCAATTTCAGTTTGTTGTGATTCAATTTTGTCCATCAGTGTCAGAATGGATTCATGATGTAACGCTGCGGCTACTCCATACGTATCCGGTGACAATATCTCTTTCACCACTGTTCCATCATCAAGAACTCTACTCCCTCCCTCATGGACCGCCTGAGGGAATATCTCTTGTATTTCCTGGGCGATAAATCCGATGCCCCACTGTCCCCCATCAAGACGCGTCCAGGTATAGCCAAACATCTGACGCATTTTTGAAAGTGGGTCTTCAATTCTCTTCTTATTAGTTTTAATGCGGCCGTCAGAGTTGGGAATAAATGCCCCCGGCGCGGTGACGCTCCCGGACCCATAGTCAAAAGTCCAGTATTTCTCATTAGCGCCGTTAAGGTTAACCGCGATTACACACCGCTGGGCCCCGGAGGACTGTTCAATTTCGTTATAAACCCGGGTTCTCCCTTTTGATAATCCATCAACACTGTAAACGTTATCAAGATGAAGCTCACTGGCGCCAAATGGGTAGACCCCTGCAGGCTTATGCTCAATCTTAACCGTCCCTGAAATTACTCCGCCACTTTTCCCGTCAACGGTATTGAGTCGTTTGTCATTCCCCTGGGCTACAGTTCCCGCCGTGATACCATAGGCGACACCCAGTTCAGCGCGGGCCGCCGCCGCAGTTGTACCTCCGGTTCCACCGTTCGCGACTGGCACGGTATCGGTATTTGTAAAGACCTGTCGGACCGAGAAGGTACGCGAACCTTTGGCGTTCGCAATACGTACTTTATAAGTCCGCCAGGTTGAATCGTTTGCCTGATTTGCTGTTAACGTTAATTCAATAACGGTTCCTGAAGACGTGATGCCATCGATATGGACATAAACCTGGGTATTGGTCGGGAACGAAATGCCCGCCGGAATATTGGCCCAGGTGGCAGTGTTGGTAAGATATATCGCACCCGTAACAAAGTCAGCCTGCTGCCAGTCAAACGCGCCTAGCACTGCCAGGTTCTTCAGGCCAATGCCCAAATCATTCAGTGCTGACGCGGCCATTCCCGCCATTTTCTGCCAGCCCGGACCGGAAACGGGTGCCACATTGTCGGCAAACTGCATAGTAATATCGCCCGGCGCCGTGTAAAACTTGGTCCAGTTACCCTTCTCGGCGAGCAGTGCGCGAATGGCCGCCGTGCTCTGATTTACCAGTTCGGCGGTAACCTGATTCATTATTTTACGCGGTACTGCAGCCCACGCCGCGCCGGTGGTGGTTGGCCCGGTGAACGGGCTGACAAGCGTGGCCGCTGTATTACTGGTGACGGTATCAACCGGCAGGGTGTACAACACGCCGCCGATTGTCGCGGTGATGAAATCGCCCGGTTTTAAATCCGTGGTGAATAACGTACTGGTACCAACAACCGCCGTGGAATTGTTGGTAAGTTTGAGAGTTCCTGCGGACATAATGTCTCCTGATTACAGGCAATAAAAAACCCGCCGGAGCGGGTATGTTTAAGCTGTTTGCGCGAATGAGCCGGAGCCGCGCAGTATTAACATGGTTGGTGAGGATATCGACGCACCCGCGCCCGGCAGTTGCTGATCTGCGTTCACTACGCATGACACGTTGATTACCCGTTCAGAGGTGCGCACGCTGTGCATGACCGTTGCCGAAAACACCCCGGAACCGGGGGTGTTAAAGTTAAACGACCTTGAGACACCATTTATCGTTATGGTGGCAATCGCCCCGACAGAGCCGCTGTTAGCTCCCTGTACCCTGACGTTCATCATTACAACCACCTGTTTTACGAGGTTGAATGTTGCGCTGTCCACATACCGGAAGGACCGCACATAGCCATTCGGGGCATCATCAAACACCATGCCGTTGGCCACGTCGCCGATAAAGCTGCTGGCTTCCACTGTCCCTGTAAATTTGCCACCGCTGGCGTAGACAGTGCCTCTGAACTCACCATCAGTCGCATAAACCGAGCCCCTGAAGGAGCCTGATTCGGCATAAACGGTTCCCCTGACGGTTACACCGGCGAACCACGCAAACCCGCTTTTGTTAATGTGCCAGCCCACATTGCCGGATCCATCCCAGTTATTGGACTGGATGTACTGGCCAATTTTGGCGTTATCTATACTGCCGTTTTGAATAAACGCAGACCGTAAAAACACCTGACCATTGAACACAAAGAACGCGGCTTCATAACTTCCCGGATCGCTGCCGGAATAAATACCGAACTGGTCAGCAGCAAAAACAGCAGTCGATTTATACCCTCCACTGCCGTTTGGCTCGAGTGACATTCCAAAGCCCGTGTTATAGAGCTGCTCGCCACGCCGCACGCCAAGATTCAGGGTGTATGAAACCTTTGCGGTACCGTTATCGGTAATAACAGAAGTGAGCTTCTGGTTAATGGCTGCCTGCTGGTTTCCGAGCTGGGTTGCTACCTGCGTCTGGTATTGTGCAAAGGCCTGTTCGGCTGAAGACTGCGCCTCCTGAATGGTGGTAATGCTGCTTTTAACACCGTTAAAGTCGGCCGCCACTGAAAGCCGGTATTCAGCGAACGCCTCGTCGGCGTTAGCCTGTGCGGTTTTAACCTCACTGATTTCTGCAGCAGCATCACCAAACTGAACGGCCACAAGCTCCTGGTACTGTGCGAAGGCCCGTTCGTTATCCGCAATGGTAATCCTGGCCTCAGAGATTTCAGCACGCGCCAGTCCCACCTGTTCATACTGGATCTGCGCCCCTTCCACCTGGGCCAGCGTGTTCTGCATCGTCGCTTCCAGACTGAAATCTATCCCGGCCTGCACATTCTTAAATGCCTCTGAATCGCGCACCGCTTCATCGATGTAATCGATCATGCCAGGGATATCTGACGATGCCTTGCCTGATGCTTCAACAAAACCCGACACGCCGAACGCGTTGCGCGTCCGCACGTACATGTAATACGTGGTATCCGCCTTCAGTCCGTGAAGATTCCACTGGCTTGATCGCCCGAGGAACTGCGTCTGGTCTTCAATAAACGCCGGGTTAAGAACACGATTTTCACCGCTGTACCAGAATTCAAAGGTGGTGTCTGAAGTGGCAGTCACACGCATAACCGGGACGATATCTGCTGAGAAAAGACCAGGCGTCCAGATAACGGATGACGGTGCCAGTGGCGCCCCGATAATCAGGTTCACCTGGGTTTCAGCACCCTTCATGCCGTTCTCGTTGCGGCCACGTACCCCAAGCATGTAATTCCCGGCATTAAGTCCGTAGAAGTCGTAGCGAAACTGGTCGGTTTCATACTGTGCAACAACCGCCCCGCTTTCGTTATAGACATACAGTTCGAACACCAGCTTTTTTGTAGTGGTGGCGGTTTCCCATGTCGCCGTTACCTGCACGGTTTCGCTGTTGGTGTTCAGAATGCGAAGGTTCTCAATGTTCGGTACCCGGTAGCCATTCAGGGTGTCGGTGGGCATTTCAAAAACAGCGCCCTCATCCACAATGGCCTGTTTGTTCGGGTCGTGCTGGCCCGCCGTAATGCTGTAAACCGAGTTATTTTCTGTTTCAGCAATGCTCAGAATACGGAAAAGACGAACGGACAGTTCATTGACTGAAATAGCAAAAACAGTCCCGTCACGCACCCAGGCGGGAGCGCTGCGCAAAGTAATGACGCGCCCGGATACGCTGACAATGGGGTATTTCACAAACTTACCATTGCTGCCCATAAGCGACATGTTGTCGCCTGGCGAAACCAGACCGGAGACATCCGCGTCAACGGTAATATTAGCGCCGGAGTGTGAGACAATACGCCCACCCAGACGTGTCCCGGCGTAGTCGTTATCCATAATCTCCACGATGTCGCCGGGCGTAAAGGCAATCGCATCACGGGCCATCTGGAAAGTTAACCGGCTGCTCTCACGTTTTGCAGTTTCCAGCAGCCATTTACCTGCTCGCCAGGCCTGTCCGCGAGACGTGCAGCCGAACGCCTCAAGCGTTGTTTCGTTGTAGGTTCCACTGCGCGCGATCATGGCATCGTCGGAAACATATTCCTTCACCTGCTCCCAGCCGTTATCCGGGTCAGTCCAGGACACCACCACTGCGTTGTATTTTTCGGCCCGTTTAACCGAGCTGCGGCTGAATTTCCCGTCTACAACATTCGCATTGGTAATGGCGGCAACCGGATCCTGAGGCGTGTCCAGCATGACCGTGAGGCGCAGGCCATCCCAGAGGGCGATGCCCCGGAACATCCCGGCGATTTTATCCAGGATATCGCGGGCGCTGGCCTGCTCGGTAATATAGGCGTTCAGCGTCATGCGGGGCTCTTTCCCGCCATAGCCGTCGTTTACCAGCTGATCACAGTACTGTGACAGGATATAAAGCGCGCCGTCGTCGACATCGATATAACCCGCGCGCCGGGCCAGGCCAAATCGCGTATTTTTCACCAGCTCGCGAAAGAGCCAGGCCGGATTATTCGTCCATGCTTTCTTAAATCCCCCGAGCCACAATCCGGTATACGTACGCGCAATCGGGTCGTAGTTATCCGGCACATCGACAATCAGGCCGCGCAGGTGATAGGTACGGGCCGGGGTGTCCCTGTACTGGTCACGGTCAATCACTGCTCCGGCAATAGCCGAAAACGGGTAGTTCAGGTTGTCGTCAGTAATCTGGCTGTAGCTGTTCCAGATAGTACCGTTGGACAGCAGGTCGCTGTTGCTGTCAGGCGTGATGCGGCGAACGCGGATATCGAAGGGTTTCGTTGCTGGTGCCTCGATGACGTGCGCCTCCAGATATTCGCCAGATATTTTCCCGGTGATAGTAACCACTTTTTGCTGAATGAACGCCCCGCCGGCAACGCGGGTTTCGATCACCATCGTCACAGAGGTTTCCTTCTGGTTCCCTTTTGTATCCTGCTCGACCAGCCCCGTCACGCCGATATTCAGCCTCACGCGTGTGACATCCTGATCGGAGACTGTGCGGACCAGTGGCGTGTTGAAAGTCACCTCTGTATTAACGATGCTGGTCGCCTCGATGGCGGAAAAACCGTTGATGGGGCTCTGGAATTCCGAGCCGGGTCGCCAGGCCACGCTCACACCGTTCACACTGACGTTACCGGCATGATCCGTGATGGGCGTTTTATTCAGCATGAACGAAGAAAGGTGTGACTGGTCAACCGGTCCGTAAATCGGGCCTTCACTGATCAGATCCAGTACGCGGTAAAACTGTTTAGATTTGAGGTTATCGTCGAGAAGCCTGGGAGTGCTGGCCTTGCCGCCGCCTGAAGACATAATGCCACCTTAACTTATTGATTCTGTCCAGTCCTGGTTATTTGTGGTGTCGATACCGAGGGAAATAACGTTAGAGCCACACACCATCTCGCCCAGCAGGATTGGCACTGGACGCCCCTGTCCGGCGCGGTTCTCCGCACTGGTGAAAGAGTTGTTGGTGATTGTGTTGTTTTCTGCCGCCTCGGCTGATGTTTTGGTTTTCATGTTGCGGGACATGTAAACGCTGTAGGCAATGGAGGCCACACTTACCGCCACAGCGATCCACGCGGCGGCGGCTGCGGTAATTGCCCCCTCAACCACCGGCACAAAAAGCACACTGGAACCATCAGCCAGACGCCTGTCCAGGTGCCAGCGCATCGCGTCTGCTGCAACGTCTTCACCTGCAATCCGGACGCGCACCCGCGATTTCAGAAAGTCTTTTTTGAATTCCGGGCACTGGGCCAGCAGTAACCTCAGCCCCTGTGCGGGGGTATCGACGTTTAATGTGACCTGGCGGAAATGTCTGCGGAAATGCCCCGCAAATCTAAAGATGAGCACCGGTGATGCCTCCAGATGGAATGGGTTTGTTTCATGTAAGCCATGCGGAAGGGTTCACGCCTGCTGAGGTGCCCGGCGTGGTCGTGGTGAAGCACTATGTTATCGTCCAGCAGGATCATCGCATGGCACGGGTCGGCTCCCGGGAAGGGCTGGCGGATAATCACATCGCCAGGTACGGCCTCGCTGGCAGAAACCTGATTAAAACCGTTGGCCGCCATGTTCCTGAGATAGAGATTCTCTCCGCGCAGCCACCAGCCTTCTGTCCGGGCGAAATCCGGCAGGTCAATGCCACACAGATGATACGCATCGCGAAACAGCGTGTAGCAGTCCGTCACCCCATGCTCGAACCTCCGGCCCAGCAGGTGCGCTACCGGGCGGAACTTTCGCAGCTCGCCGTTACACGCCAGCCACCAGGGCAGGCCTGTCATAACCTGCATAGCACGATCAGCACCTGACAGCACCGGTACCGCCTGCGGATGTGAGTGAAATACCGCCGTGACTTCTCCCTCCTCCTCCGCTGCCAGCCAGTCATCATCGCTGATGCGGAAATGGTGAGCCGGATCGGGATGGACGTTACGGCACGGGTAGATGCGGGTATCGTTGATTATCAGTGCGCACACTTCATCCTGCGACGAGGCCGCATACTCGAGTAATTCCTGCATCAGGAAACCTTCTGTGAACCCGGGAAACTGCTGATTGGCATGGGGTACGGTCGCGGGTACCGGAAGCGGCAACCTGTGCGGCGGTGAGAACATTTGTCCAGCGCAGGGTTGCTGGTCGGGTTGTCCCGTTCATCGGCGACCGGCGGTCCGTCGTAATTGCAGCCGGTGCCGCGATAAACCCACTGGCAGACATCCGCCAGGATAGTCCGCGCCGGAATAATGGCGTTGTCGCAGTCCACCGGCGTTGCGAGGGAATAAGTCACCTGCTCTGAGGTTTCCTCTGTCATCTCCTCGACAACGTAACGGGACACTGCCTCCACAGTAGGATCCGCATCCGGGTTACCGTTGGGGAAGTTAACCGCATCAAGATACTTCACCGGCACCTGGCGGCGCGTGACCACCACACCCAGCAGATCGTCGAAATCATGGTTCATCCCAAAAATCATACCCGTGACGTTCGCGACAGCCATAACCGGGCGCGCATAGGTACCTTCATTCCGGCTCTCGAAGCCTTCGACAGCAATGGGATAAGCGGGATAGGCGTTACCGCGCCAGATAACGTTGTTGTAAAAACCGTTGGTTCCGGAGTGGAATCGCACAACATCGCCACCGTACGGCCGGAGATCAACTTCAAAGAGATCTATAAACGCGCCGACTCCGGCATCGACACTTTCGATAATTAGTTCTGGAGGTATGTCGCGCACGAAAATCTCCCATAAAAAAAGTCACCCGGAGGTGGCTACTGTTCGAATATCAGGATGGGATATATCGCTATCCCTGGTTATGTTATGGGCTCAGCCCGTCAGTGGCGGGACACTGGCGAACCTATATTCAGAGGTATGGCTGATAGCCTCTGGTAAGGAAACCAAGTGGAAAAAGATAAATCTCTCGTAACAACAGAAACTGTGCATTACAGATTACAGTCTCTTGAAGCAGCCATTTCTTATGCTATCGCTTCTATTTCCCTTCAGATGCCAGCAGTTAGGTCAGATGTAGTCGATTCACTGAAGAGAGATGCATTAAATAATGGCAATTTGCCAGCTGCACAGAAAGCCTTGAATGATCTTGCTAACCAGATTGACGCGATCAAGGTTTATCCAAAGAATTCAACTCATCACTAATGGTTGCGCTCTGAACAATACCCAAGTTTAGTGAATATTCCGCGGTCTTCTCCTGGGCCGCTTTAAACCGAGCATTAACATGTTCCTGAAAATTAGCAAATGCCTTTTCTGTTTCAGCAATAATCCTACGCAGTTCTTTAATTTCGATATTCAGCAATTCAACTTTGTTATCCAAAGACATAATACTCTCCCGCCTTTCGGCTTTATCGTGGTACCTGTTCAAATGTGGCCGTCAGTTCGTACAGCGGCCCGGTTTTTGTCATGCTCCATGAGCGGCAGACAAACAGCGCCTGCACCCCCGTATCCGATGGTGTCCAGTAGAAAGACTCCACCGCCATGCGTGCTGTCAGAAACGCCTCGGCCTGTTTCGCCGGGTTCACACGGCACGGCCCGTTAACGCCTCGAAACGTCAGCGAGTATTTTGACATCAGCGGGTTAATGCCTTTCTTCTGGCGCTGCTCGTAGCCATCGCCGAGTTTCACGATGGCCACGTTCGGGGTACGTTCGGCGCTGTAGCCGCGCTGAGGTTTCCAGGTGAAGATTTCAGGCATTATTTTCTCCGTAGAAGCCCGTTAGGCCGCTGCTCATTACTGATGGCGCGCAAGGCTGCGTTATAAGCAATCTTATCGAACTGTTTTAACGTTGCCGGGCTGTCCGGGCTGCCCTCGAAATGGTAATGGTTAACCTGCTGCACAGTTACGTTACTTCCCCCGCCAGCATTATCAGCAGAGACAACTTTCCCCGACTTATTGGGGATAAACATCTGCTGGCCACCAGCTGTCTGGAATACTTCAGAGCGCCCATCCTCGTTAATGCGGTAGGCGTTGCCCGCTGATACGCCGCCACCGTAACGGCGACCACCGCTCATGGTCGTGCTAGCGATATTGGAGAGAAGTGAGGCTCCAGCCGAAGCGATGGCTGCATAGTTCGCAAGTTTTTGCGCAGGGGTAAGTGCTGTTGGATCTGCCATGGCCTGCATAATTGCGGTGTTTAGGCTTAACGTTGACTGTGCAACGGCAAATGCTTTTGCCGCAGCAAACATAGCGATGTAAGAACTGCTACTCCTCCCGGATGCGTTTTGGATCATGGCAGAAAGGCTTTCGAAACCCTGGGAAGCTGAGCCTAATATCGCGCCTATCGCAGCAGCCTGAGCATTGGCTTCCTCGATAGCAATCTTCCGTCGTGCATTAGATGCTTGTTCCTGAATTGCGGTTTTAGCATCTTCATAAATTTGAACATTTTGAACATCGATTGCTCTGTATTTAGCGAGCGCTTCCAGCTTTTGTTGCTCTTGCAGGTTGATTTGCGCAACCGGATCTAATGCGGCACCTGTAACGGCATCAGGCATTACTTTTGCGGCTGCGATTTCCTGCTCAGCAAATTTCCTCCCCTGCTCAGCCTGCTGTCGCTGTTTAACAGCGTTAGCTGCATCCCATTCTGCGGCGGCATATTTTCTTATCTCAGCAACCTGCTCGGAAGTAGCGCTTTTATTCAGAGATTGCTCTGCCTTAAGCATTGCCATCTCACGGGTAAGGTCACTGGTTGCTGCCGAAGCCGTTTCAGCACGCTGTTTATAATCAGCAATTCTTTGATTGTTGGCCTCCATCTGAGAGGCTGCACTCTTGCCTTGCTGTTCGCTTTGTTGCTGCGCCTTACGTCTGGCTTCTTCAGCCTGTTTCAGGTCGTAGTTTTCGCCGGCCAGTCGCTTCGAAGCTTCTATCTGATTACTGTTATTGGTCTTCTTTGATTGCTCTATTTCAGCTCTGGTAATTGCCCTGACGCGCTCATCCTTGATTTTAAGTAGTCGGTTTTCCTCTTCCAAGCTGAGAATGTACTTATCACCATCTTCTGTCGGTGGCGATATTTGCAAAGACCTGGGATTGAAGTTTTGTCCCGCCTGATTGGCACGATTTATTTCGTCGGCGGTATTTCCAAATGCTCTGGCTACAGCCCCCTGAACTTGTTCAAGGATGGTTCCTTTTTCAATTAGCTGTTGATGAATACCCATAGAGGTGAGCATGTTGTTATTAAGCGTGGACTCCATGTCATTACGCGATTGGGTGGTGCGGGTTAGTTTCTCTTGGATTTCCGCACGATCGCGTTCCTTCTGGTTGATCTGGTCAGTCAGCTTAGCGGCGTTTTGTAGTAGCCCGTTACCTTGCTCCGCAGTTGTGCCAAATTGCTTTCCTTTTGCAATGTAATCATCACGCTTGGCAGTGAGATCTTTTATTTCACCCGTCAGATCAGATACTGCTTCTTGCTGTCCTTTTAAAGCTATATTTGCATCGGCTATCGCACCGCGTAGCTGGGTATTGCTCATGGACTTCATTGAGCCATTGAGTTTATCCAGACCATCAGCGAAAGCGATCGCTTCCTCCTTAGCCTGCTTCGCGCTTTGCCACCAGTAAAGCAATGCTCCTGCCGCGATCATCGCGACACCAGTTGGCCCGCCAAAAAGAGAGAGCGCCCCACGCATTAGCCCAACGCCAACAGATGCAGCGCTTGCCGCAGCTGAGGCTCGCGCAGTAGCTGCCGCCTGAGCCGTCTCTGCCTCAGCCAATGCGATAGATGCTGCGGTTGCCCTTGTTTTTGCAGCGATGAGGTTATCAAGCGCCAGCATTTCCGCCGCGCTACCTCTTGCGACATTATATTCAGCCTGGGCGAGGTTTAGCGCAGAAACCGCGGCCTCTTTATCAGCGAGCGATCTGCGCTGCGTGGCATTTGCTGAGAAGAGAGCCGCCTGAGCAGCCTGGTTTTCAGCGGTAATCATCTGGCGGTTTGCGACGATATTCTGAACTTTACCGGCTATACCCGCTTTTAAGGCACCAGCATATCGTCCAGCCAGCACAAGCGCGAAAGCCTTTGCGGCGATGGTTGCTGTATCAATAAAGCCAGCCATTTCTTCGGAGTCTCGCCCGAACTCAAGGATTTTGTCGGCGGCAGTGATTAATCCGTTAGTAAAGGTTTGTAACGCTCCTGTCTGGTCCTCGATTGCCACCAAAACTTCGGTAAAGGCCGTTTTCATCCTCACGCCAGCATCGGTAAGATTGTTAGACATTCCAGCCGCCGCTGCGGTGTTGTCGTCAAGAGATTGCCGCAACCCTTCACTAAGGTCTGAAGCTGTCAGTTTGCCTGCTGCACCCAGCGCACGTATTTCCCCTGCCGTTCTCCCGCTGGCGCTCGCAATGTCGTTTATTACGGTTGGAATGGCGGTAGTGATGGACTCCCACTGATCGGCGGAAACTTTCCCGGTGTTTATCGCTTTGGTGAATGCACTGATAGCTGACTCGGCCCGGTCCGCACTGGTGGCGTTCTTAACGAAAGCATAAGACATAGAGTCTTGGACATCGATAGCCTGTTCAGTGGAATAACCCATGCTGCGCAGACCGTCGGCGCTTCGAATATAAAGCTCCTGGGCCTCTGCTAAAGATCGATAAGTCCCGTTAGCTGTATTAAGTAAGCGCCTCTGAACGCTTTCAAATTCAGCCTGACTTGATGTCGCCATCTGAACGCGCTCGGCCATCTCCTGATAGCTCTGCACCATTTTTGCCATCTCACGCAACGCCCCAGCGGCGAAGATTAACTTGATCGTTGCTGCGAGTTTCGACAGTGTCGTATTCAGGTTATCCGCTGATTCATCGGTATCATCAAAATTACTCTGGAGATCATTCGTCATATCGACGACATTGCGACCGGCAGTAAGAAGCTGTGCAGTATCAGCGCGGATGATATAAACAATCTCACCAACGTTTTCGGACATTTTCATTTTCTCCAGGTAATAAAAAACCCGCTTTTAAGCGGGCTTGAATGAGGCTTTCTGTTAAACACTTCAAAGATTTTGTATAGCGTTCGTAGTCATAGATTGTTGTGATTGCTGAATTATGCTGTCACTGGTTTTCATTTTTACTCGTGCATCCTGCTGACCTGTTTGAATATAGGTATCGCAGTCTGCTTTACTTATATTAAGCTCGCCGCGGCGAGCAAACTCCGATTGTATTCTCGGCATAATTTCAGTATTTCCGTAGCCCATTGCCTGCCCTTTGAGCGTACAAAGCCCTATATCGTCATATGACGCCAAAGGACGTTCTTGAGCACATCCCAGTAGAAAGAGAGAGAGCACACCCGCAAACAAAAATTTCTTCACGTCCTTATCCCCATCATCAAAAGGTAGTCTCTAATGCTAACAGCGGAGGACGTCAGAGCAACGGGCAGGAATGATTTTTTGACATCAATCATGCTTGTTAATGAAGATATCACATAGTCCAGTCATAAACTGGCGTATGCATAACTCACCATGTAGCCTGATAAAAAAACCAGTCAGGGAAGCTAAAATGGAACAGCTAATTTCAGCGATTGCGCGAATCTCCGGTATGAACAGCCATCAAATTGTGGATCTTCACATTTCGCTAATTAAGGAGATAAAAGCACAGTACAAACTCAGAGCAAACCCCGTCAACCTTGAGAACACTATAGCGCTGTGTGAAAAATCAATAGCCATCTCAGCGCTTGTTATTGAGGCAATGAAAAGGAAGCACCGCGACCAGTGCGATGAATATGCCAGGATAACAGGCAAGTTATCGCCAAACTCAAAATTTTGTTATCCCGGTCACCACCCAGCACACCAGCTTTGCGTGATCTTGCGAAAGCAAGGGAACATTAAACGCGCTAAAGAAATAGAAGCTAAAATGAAACGCGAGGGATGGGGCAGCGGTCGCCATTAAACCGGATTTAATGCAGCCCGTTGCGCTGTGCATCGAGTGCGAACATCTTCTCTGCCCAGTCCATAGCCTCATCGTAATGCTGCTCGGTCGGAATTTTTGCGGCTTCCTTCTGCGGGTATTTGGCGTTCATCGCGGCGCGAAAGCTGGTCATGGTCATGTTCCACGCGTCAGACTCGCTCATGCCCAGGTGCGCCACCGCCAGATAAACGAAAGACCGGGCATCGAATTTGCCCGAGTACTCGCCCTCACCTTTGCTGGCTGCTTCCTGCGGCTGGTCGCCTACAACCCCATGGCGAATAAGGTGGCGCGCCAGCTGGATAATGTGTGATACCGGCAGCAGGCCGGGGCGATACGATAACTTGCCTTTTGCTGTGACTGAGCAAACACCGATCATCTGGCGGAGGTCATCATCACAGGCCGCCTGCACAACCTTTGCTGCAGTAACAACCATGTCGGCGAAACAGCGCGCCTGAGCACTGCGCAACACTTCTACATCGCTGATCCGGTGTTCAGGATAATGTCCGCCGTGTACCGTCACGAATGCTGTGACAATCTCTTCCGGTGTGCCAATGCGCGACATCGCAAGAAACGAAGGGTTGAGGAATATTCTCCGGCCACCGGCGCGTATTTCCGCCTGGCCGATATCGGTAATTGCCTGCATAAAACCTCAAAGGGGCTTTCGCCCCTGTCAGTTAAGACGCGTTGACCACAACCGTTGCCGGGCTCGTGGTGACGGTACCGGCGGTGGGCGATGAAACCTGGCAGGTGTACGAACCGGCATCCCCCGCCACCGCGCTGGCTTTGGTGTAGGTGGCTGACGTGGCGCCGCTGATATCCGTGCCGTTCTTCTTCCACTGATAAGTCAGCGCTGAACCATCAGTCACGGTTGCCGCGGTGGTAAGCGTCAGCGTGCCGCCGGTTGTGATGGTGCGGTTCTGCGGCTGGGAGGTAATGTTAATGACTGCGCCGACGTCGCGCACATCCACCAGCCCGGCACTGGAGGCTTCAATCGACCACGTGGCCACGTCATCATGCGGTGATTCATCCTGCCAGCTCGTTACCAGGAACGGGCCTTCTGTGATATCGAACGGCGAGATAATTTTCAGCCACACGTAAGGCTGGTTGCTGGTTTCTCCGGGCGGGTTATAAACATGGCGCTTCATTTCCTTCTGGCCGTAGATAGCTTCCTTGCGGCTTACGCCATCACCGGAGAAGGATACGTTTTTATACGTGACCAGATTCTCTTGGGTATACGCCGCGCTCTGGTCAGCCGTGGCGTCTGCGGTTTCCCATTCAACGCCGGTTGTTTTGCCACGCATCATGCCGAGGCGCTTGTACTGGCTCAGCGTGGGCTGAACCTCCGGGCAACCAATCGCAAAATAAACGACGACGTCGCGCCCCGTGAATGCACCTGATTCACAAGTCATATGTGTTACTCCGTATTATCGGGAAATAATGGTCTGGAAGTTAATTTCGAAGGCGCAGCGGCCCTCTTCGGTGCGGAAGGCGGGAACGCCCCCGACTGGCTGCATTGAGATGATGCATTCGGTGTAGTAGCCATCGAGCATGGCCTGGCGGATGGCGTCGGCGGTGTTCTCTACCGCATCAATGTCAGCGTCGTTCTGCCCGGTCAGCAGGATGAAGCGGAAGTAGTCACGGGTGATGGCCTCTTCTGCCGCGCCACCGCCCTGCTGCTGGATAACGAGATAACGATCGTTTTGTGAATCTTCCACCTCGACCCAGAACCGCTTTTGTACGCGGTAGCCGGTATCAAAACCGTGGCTCTGCAGCCAGGCGCGTAACGCGTCAAAAACCTCGCTTCGCGTCATAACTTGTAGCCTCGTTTTATGGTGGCTTTGATGTCGGCAATGCCGTCGCGCTCAAACCCTTTACGCAGGAAATCTGGCTCAGCATCCGGGTCCCAGTAATTACCGCTACCGTCAGGGCGCGGCTTGCCTTTTAACGTGCCACCGGCCGCATTCACCCGCGCAGCATAGTTCGCGGTATAACCAACCCGCCCCGTCATTCCGCGTGGCTCTGGCTTCAGCTCACGATACATGCTGTTCACCAGCGTGGAGGTATGAATTGGCGTGATCTGCGCTGCGTAACCGGAGCCGACGATCATGACTTCGGTGATCACCTTTTCTGTCACTGCCCCGGTGATGTTTCCAATCACGTTACCCATGTTTAACTGAACACGTTTAATACCTTTAACGGGCATAGCGTTGCCTCCTGGGTTATCAGGCACCGAGGGCGTTACGGTTAGATGTCAGGATTTTGTAGTCGGGTTCCTCGTCGAAAAACGACATATCCCACATCTTGACCGCCCGGATCACATCACCTTTCGCTTTTATCGGGTCTGACTCGGCGGTTGTGTCACCCACTGCGACATAGTCATTACGCAGCGGCTTGCGGACATCTGCGCCGTTGTGCTTTAGCTCGGTGAAGATAATCAGGTTAGTGGTGAACTCAGTACCGGCATCATCGACCGCCTGTTCCTGGTTTACCTCCCATGTACAGTCGATAAGATACGGTGTGCCGGTCAGCCAGATACCCTTCCAGTCATCGTACGTGCGCGGGTAAATGGTCGCGAGGTTGGTATATACCCAGTTCGCTGTCGCGCTCATGACTCCTCCCAGCTGATCACTTCTGGGTTCCCGGCGGCTACCTCACGGCAAAAGATGAACCATTCACCGTTACTTTTGACGTAGCCGGTGGCCTTCCTGCCGCTGTCTGTCATGACCCAGACCTTAAGGAACGGCTCCGGCAGACGCTGTTTCACCGATACCCATGCCATTACCGGCCCCCGTTGCACATACAGCCACCCTTACCGACCCAAATCCCCGCAAATGCTGGCGCGGCAGTCGGATCGGGCGGGATAAGTGCCGTCGCGCAACCATGTTTGTCCAGTCCGCGCAGCAGGCTCAGCGCCCCTTTCCAGCGGTCAGAAAACGACTGATACCGGAATGAACGCGAAGCGCCGTTAGGTGCGGTCTGGCTGGTAAGGTATTTATCACCCTGCCCCAGCCCCATCAGCGCAAGCAGGTACAGCTGGATAAGCAGCGCTGTCGATGCCGGATAATGAAGTACCAGGCATTCTTCAATGCCGTTGGCCTGGTCAATCAGCGCCGCCAGCACGAAGTCGGGTAAAGCGATGCCCTGCCCGGTCAGGTACTGCTGTGCCTTTTCCTGTGAAACCATGACAGACTCCTGAAATAAGACGCCCCGCCGGAACGGGGCATAAAAAAAACCGCTTTCGCGGCGGTTATTCAGCAGGGAACAGGTTTTCAAGCTCGCCAGGCGGCAGCAGCTCCGAAAGCTTTTCCGCACCCAGATTGCCTTTGAACTCGATCCCCAGTTCTTTCAGGCGTTCAGCAATGATTTCTTTACGGGATTTCACATCAGTGCCCGCGCCCGGTGTTGCCGGGGTAAGTTCACCGCCCGCTTCCCCCTGCATCAGGCGAAGATGAGATTCCAGCGCTGGATGAACTTTATCCAGAACCAGCACATCCCCAACCTTAACGCCATGCCAGCCACGTATGACTTCAAACTTCGGCATAATTTCTCCTTAAGCCAGATTTGCGCCGTAGACAACGCCGGACAGGCCATCGTCATCGCGTTTAATCTGCAAACCTTCTGCAGACATAATCTGGAAGTTGTAGTTGCTCTGTGGCATCGGACGAGGCAACGGAACCACCCCGACCGCCATCCCTACCAGCGGCGTGATCACATCCTGACGACGTTCATACGCCAGGAATTCATTACCGGTTAGTGCATAGGTCTGGCGGATATCTTTCACCGGCATAAATTTGCGGATGGCGTCCAGGACATTGCCGCTGATAACGGCGTTCGCGCCGCTGCCAACTTCAATGGTGTACGGATTCGACAGATTCGCCATGATTTCAGCGCTCAGCCACAGCACATCGTACGCAGTGACTTTGTTGGCGCGGGCGGTGATGCCAAACGGTCCTTTTGGGCCGAAGAATGCCAGTAGCTGCGCCGGCGTTGCCGCAGACAGGTCGATATTCGCTCCACCAGCACCGGAACCGAGGTTAATCTTGGCGGTGTTACGATGGTTGCGCATGCCCTGGGCCGGATAGTTCTGCACCTGAATGGTCGGGTTACCGTCGAGATAGCCTTTAACGCGACGTTTATGGAACTTGCGCATCTTCGCCAGTTGCGAATCCAGCACCAGGTCAATACCGACGGTATTGAGGCCCGCAGCAAGACGCCAGTTCACACCATAACCCGCGGTATAAACCGGGATCGGGTCACCGTCGCTGCCGTATTCGGTGTGGTCAAAAGAAAAAGGTGGCTGACCGTCCAGACTAACCTGCACATCATCGGCGATGTCGCCAACGACGTTATACAGCTTGGCAGTCTTGCCAATCGGCAATACCGTCTGTACACCCATCAGGTCGTTGACAATTTCCATTCCGATTTCCTGATCGCGCAGCTGGATGACCTGTCGGTCGATTTCAGCCCAGAATTCACGACCGAGACCGTCACCAGCCAGGGCATTCGCCGCCAGCATTTCAGGCGTCATGAGATTACGGTTTACCGCCATCATGGCGCGGTGCTGGGCATCCCACATGTTACGGTTAGCCCACAGCTCATTCCAGTGCGTGCGCAGGCGGCTGTTGGTCGCCAGTGTTTCAGCAGAAAAATACATTGATGCTCTCCTTAAGCAACGGTCACGCTGGAAGCGCGCGCGCGGATGCGGATGAAGTCAACCGCCGTGGTGGTGACGTCATCCTGGCAGTAACCGATGACCTGATAGGTACCCGCAGCGGTAGGCACGGCAGCAGCCTGACCTGCAACAACCGTAATTGGCTGGTCTTTTTTATAGGCGCCTGCAGCCACACGAACAGCGAACTCGCGCCCTTCTTCCAGGTAATTACCCACACCCGAATGACCGGACGGGATCGGTTCGGTAATGCCCAGCCCTTCGTGATAAGCGCAATCCAGCACATACATGCGTCCCACAGGCGCAGAAGCCTGTGCAAAAAGATTGCTGGCATTGATGACAACAAACGTCCCCGGGTTCAGGGACGCGGCAAGTTTTCGGGTTTCCGTCTTGTAGAGCGATTCCCCGTCGATATTAACGCGACGATAACGTGGCATTGGCGTTTCCCTTATTTGAAGTAAGTGGCCGGATCAGGTGCGCCGGTTTCGGTTTGCGCCTGCGCGGAGTTAGTGCCCAGCGGTGCGGCTTCGCCCAGGTTTTTGAACATCGCATCCAGTGCGTCACCTGACAGCGCGTTCGCAACGATTTCGCCGTGAACTTTCGCAACCGCCGCGCGCTTCGTTGCTTCTTCGGCACGGGAGTTAGCGGTCAGGGTGTCAGCGAGCTGCTGCTGATTGGCCTGCAGCGCATCAACCTTTTCCGCGAGAGGCTTAATAGCCGCCTCCGTGTTGGTCGCAACGGCCTGGCCGATCATGCTGCCGATTTGTTCCATTTCTTCTTTGGTTAAAGGCATGTCGCCCTCCGTTTGATGGTTGGTTGCAGGCTTATCCTGCGGTGTGAAAAGGGATTTAACTTTGTTGGTTACAACGGTGACCCAGGATTCCTGGCGGGCAACCGGCGTTCCGGTATCGTCGAAGGTGATTTTTCCGCCGTCAGAGGTGTAGCCGTAAACCTGCGCGCTTCCGCCATTGCGAATAATCACCACCTGCGAATCAGTGAAGTCAGCCACCCAGGCATATTCGTTCTCGCCTGGAGCGAACTTTGCTTTTGCTGCGCGATCGAGGCGTTGTTCACGCTCCCGGAAAGATTCGCCCACCAGCGCGCCAGAGTTGGCTTTTATTGGTGTGGCGAGGTCGGCATTCACCATCAGGCCAACGCCCTGCTCGGGTGTGGCGGCACCGACTTCGTGAAGCAGAATGGCGTCGTGATCCATGCCGTGGATTTTTGCCACCCACTCGGCACCCAGCGCCTTCTGTTCTTCATTGGGTTCGAGCTGGTCAAGAAAAACCGCCACACTGGTGTGAATTGGCGGCACGTCCTCGCCGCGCTCAATGGCTGCCACGCGCTCGAGGAGTTCCCGGCCACCTTCAGATTCGCTGGCCTTGTTCACATCCACCCATTTCTCCAGGTAGATACGATTCCCGGCTTTTTTAACGTTGCGGTTCCACGCGCCGACGAACCCGACATTCAACCCTTCAGGCGAGAAGGCCGACACAAACTGACCGTTTACCTGCGGGTGACCGAGCGGTGCCAGCGTCCCCTCAAGGCCCGCATAGTGCGCATCGATTTCGCTGGCAGAGTACAGTCCGCCGTTCATGACGACATTGGCCGGCAGCGTGTAACTGGGCAGGATCAGATGATCGCGCCCGTTGTGAACCTCCCGGCGGATGGACTGGCTGTTCACGCGGGTGGTGACATTTACTTGCATGGTCATGGTGATGTCTCGCGGTTACGCGGCTCTGTGATGGCCGCAGTCGCAGTGGTTGGCGATGAGTCCGGCTTTCTGCGCTTTCTCCAGGCGCTTTTTAGCCATATCAATGATGTTCGGGTTAAGCGGCTGACCGCTGGCGTTAACCAGCACAGCAACCTGCGTGCACTTACAGTTAATCGCGTTGCCGTCGACGCTGTACCAGTCGCGAACCTCTTCGGTGGTGTAGAGATGCCCGTGACGAAGCGCATGTTTACGCCGCGTTGTCGGGCTGAACGCTGAAAGGTGCAAAAGACGTGTTGTAATGCCATATTGTGCTTCGGCATCATCCGTTTCATCCCACCGGGCCCGTCGCAGCGCCGTCGGTATTTCCGTGCGGGCAATACGCTTAGCCCGGCTGAGTTCTATCCCGGTCTGGCTGGTGAGACGTTTCGCAATTTCCCGTGGGTTTTGCCCCCGCCCCATGCCATCGGTCAGAATGCGCGCCATATCCGATTTCATCCGCGCACTGAGGTTTTTCATCTCCTCAAACACGCGGGTTCTCACCAGCAACAGGCGGCGCTGATAGGGATCACTCAGCAATAATTGCTGAAGACTTTCACGCCCGGCGGCATAGACCGGCGACTGCTGCGACAGGCTGGCAAATTCCTGAGCCGTGCCGCGCTGATATCCCTGTCTGACGTAATCCCGCCAGAACCAGAAATCGGTCTCGCTGCCACCAAAGAGGATTTCATCAACCATCACCGAGGCATTGCTGAGAAGCATTGATAACAGTGAGGTGTCCAGATCAAATGCGTAGCGAAGGTTTACAGCGGGAGATGCGGGAATGCGGTCGAGAATGTCCTGGTACGCTTTTGCGATTCGCCTTATCCGTTTGCCGAACTCGTTAATCGCACCGCGCTCGAGGCGGTCTGCACCAGTGGGATCTTTATGATTTCCCGGCAGAATCGGAGGTTTCGTTTTCCTCTTCTTCATCGTCTTCCCCCAGAGGTACCGGCGAGCCCTCATACCCGGCAGCGACGCGAATTTCTTCACCGGTGAAGGGCTGTTCGCCAGTGGCGATCAAGGTGCTGTTAATTTCCGCCATGGTTTTGGCTGCTGCCAGCTTCTCGGCGTCAGTGCTTGCGTTCAGGTCATCCCAGATAACCGCTTTCTGCCCTACCGCGTCGAGAATGCCCAGATCCACCAGCTTGTCGCACAGGTCTTCAATATCGAATGACAAATCGCCCCGGCGGGACTGGCAGCGCGCGTTGAAGTAACGCTGGTCTTCGGTGCTCGCTCGCTCGCCCGTTTGCATGCCAACGAGGATTTTGGTTGGGATATCCAGCGCGGCGGCGGCTGTCTGCAGGTTTACGTCATAAGTCGGGCCGGGGTCAGCCACAGATGTCACCAGCGGCGTTACAGCTGCGCCCTGCGTGGTGAGTAGCGCATCGTTGCCACGGTTAATCTCAACGGCGACTTCATTGAATTTGTCCTGCAGTTCTGCAACGCTCACGTCATAGAGCGAGGCCAGATTGGTGAAATCGATTTTTTCATCGAAGTTAATGCTCAGCTGGCGGGCCGCGTTCTTCAGGAACGATTCACCGGAGCCGCCTTCCACCTTCTCCAGACTTACAAAAGCGTTATAAGCGGGCTCCAGAAACCCGATAGCATCGGGGGAATAATCACCCAGGATAAAAACGCGATCCGGATGAACTTCCACGCGCCGGATGGCACCGTTCGCCAGTTGCTCGATGTACTGCCACATTTTCGGCTGGCCGTAGGTTCGGGAATTGAGGCCTGTATCCCAGTCCTTAACCTTGATTGTTCCCGCCCAGGCAACGGTGATTTTCTCCAGTCCCCGCCCTCTGGTTACAGGCAGGTTCCAGTCTTTGTTGTCCCGTACATGCAGCAGAATGCCGGAGTAACGCCCTACAAGCCGTCGCAAATCAGCCTCGGCAAAAGAGCGCCAGAAGCGATGCGTTAACACAGACTTAGCCTTGCTTTCCCAGGCTGTTTCCGGGCGGGTTTCGTCCTGCTTATCTCCTTCGATAATTTCCGGGTTGCTTTGCCAGCACGCACCGATCAGCTTTTTGACCGCGCCATGGGCAATACCGCCTCTCCGGTACAGGCTGTAGAGGTCATCGAAGGTAATGTCGTCCTTGAATCCGTACTCGCACCATGCCGAGCTACGCTTTGAATCCAGCCCCATGGTTGGGTTGGCGGCCATCATACGGGCGCGCGCAAGCCTGGCATCGTTCAACGCATGGTTGACGGCCAGCTGAAGATTTTTATTCATGCAGGGTCCGTAAATTATCTGAGGCGTTTCGGGATCATCATGCCAATTGCCTGCGCTCCGCCGAGTTCGGTCAGCGCATACACGGCGGCATCCAGTCGGTCAGGAGACTTTTTGGCAGTAGCTGGCACGTATTCCATCAACTGGTTTTCCAGTAGATAGAGATTGCCGTGATGGGCTACGCGCCCCTGTTCGTAGAGCGCGGATATCGGTTCAGCGCGGGCAAATTTCCCTTTATTGGCATGAACACGAATAATGCGGCCTTTGAACCCGGCGTTACGCAGTGTTTCCTCTGCCATATCACCGCCCTGGTTCGTTTCGATAACGATGGCATCAGCGCCATGTTCCTCATAGGCCCACATAGCCTTTTTAGCCCAGCCAGCCGGTGAGTATTTGGCGCTGTAATCGCCATCCACAGAGAACTGTTTTTTATCACCAGCACCGTATGCGCTGGCGGCCACAATCCCGGTTTCGTCGCTTTCATCGCTGTTTGTGGCCTGCGGGTCAATCGCGATAACCGTACGAACCTTATCAAAGCGGATCTGCAGGTCGCGCGCGGCACTAATCATCGCCTCAGTCCACAGTGCGCCCTCCGCGTTAAATTTGCGGGGCTTCTGCATGTACTGAGCCTCGGCAGTTCGGCGGTGAGAGAACAGTGATACGCGGTGAGACTCGTTGTGCTTGAACGGCCAGAGCCAGCCATCAGGCAGACCATGTGCAATCGGTATGGCGTGAGAGTGCTCCGGGTATTGCGCCGAATACGCCTGGCTGTTATCGATAATCACCGGCAGATTCAGGTGATGCCACATTTCACCGGAGCCACCGCGCAGGAGGTATCCACTGAGGTCGTGATAGTGGATACGCTGCATAATCACAATCATCGGCGTTGTTTCTACGGCCAGACGTGATTTGATGGTTTCGTTAAAGCGGTTGTTCACGCCATCGCGTACAGTTTCGCTGTAGGCATCATCTGGTTTTACCGGGTCATCGATAATCAGCGCGCCCTGCCAGCCTGGCTCCATGTGTCCGGCACGAAAGCCGGTAACCTGCCCGGCAGCGGACGATGCGTAAACCCCGCCGCCATATTCATTCCACCACATAGCCTTACTGTCCGCATCGTCACGCAACGCCATCGGCCACATTGACTGGTAGGCCTGCGATTTGACCATGCCGCGTGCAGTCGATGAGTTCAGTAGCGCCAGTTGGTGGGAGTATGACAGGTGCATAAACCGGGCGCGCCGGTTCAGCGCCAGTCCCCGGCCCATCATGTTAATGGTTGCCAGTTCTGTTTTGGTGTAACCAGGCGGAACGTTAATGACCAGGCGCTTTATCTCACCATCTATAACGCGGTTCAGCGTCTGCTGAATAACTTTGTGATGCGGTGCGACAATCATCTTGCCGCCGGTGCGCTGTTTGAAGAAATAGCGCGCGTAATACAGCCCATCCTCTTCGCATTCGACCTTACGGGCAAATGCCTTTTGCTCAGCAGTCGTCATCCTCCATCATCTCCTGCCTTGCGGATTTGTATTCCTCTTTGCTCATGGTGATCGTCTCGATAGCGCCACCGTTAGGCCCGGAATGCTCGAATTTATGTTTGTTTGTGTAGGCATCACCGCACTCTTTGGCGGCCTGTTCAATCAGTGACGCTGCCAGTGCCATATTCCGCATTGTCTCTGCCTTCGTCATCATTCGATCAAGCGCACGCAGCCGGTAGGCCTTATTGGCTATCGGGATGTCCGAGATTTCATTCTGGAAGCGTTCTCGGGTAGCGTTGAACAATTCCACCCACCGGGCAGCTAACGCCTTGCCACTGGCTTTTGTGGGGTCGTAGGATTCGACCTGCTGGCGGGTAATCTTCACCTGAAATTCAGCCTGGACAGCCTCGACAACCTGAGAAGGGGTATCAAAGCACGCAAGGGCCTGAACTATGTAGGCTTTCACATCATTTTTTAGAGCCGCCATAATTCACCATTCGTCCAGGTCAGTCCAGGTAATCAAGCCAGTTTAAGCATGCACGTCCCGCACGCCCTGGCGATATCAAGTTGAGCCACTTCCGCAGGCCTGTTTGCTACGTCCACCAGCTGTTGCACATCGTGACTGGCTCCATAACGGCGAACGACGCCAACGAACTCTTCCACATCGTGGCCGCGCAGTTTTAGTTTGGGTAATCCACTGTCCCGGTAGAATTTCGGCGCACCGAATTCATCAGTTTCCTGTGCAATGTGGTACAGCTCATGCTCCACCAGCGCGCAGAACTCAAGATCGGAACACTGAGCGCAGTAATCAGCCGCCAGGGTGATGATGAAATCCGGTATACGACCGAACCATTCGTACATCTGTTGTTCCATCCGGGCCTTTTGCCATCCACCAGCGCGAATCATCACCTCTTCGCACTGGCCCAGTACCGTTCGCCCCTTCTTCGTGAATGCATTCGAAGCCCACATGAAGACGATGTCAGCTTCCAGTAGATGGAAATGGTCAGGGTTATGCAACATACCCTCTTCGCTGATTATGTGTGAGTGCAGCCAATCATGGACGCCGTCAGCAGGGATAAGTCGGATGTAAGGTTTGAAGTCCGGGTTATCGATAAACAGAAGTGGCGGATATGGCCGTTGCATTGGGCTTTCAACCATAGTGACACCTTAATTATTGAGGCACGTACGAGGCGCATAAAAAAACACCAGCATAAGCTGGTGGTTTGTTTTACCTGATATGGATGTTAATCAAAGCCCCCCCTTTTTATGAGATATTTCCCATACAGGATATTTACAGTTCCTTTACATTAGTAGCGTAACGAATATGCATTTGCATGCTCTAAGCAACAGACTGGATTTCATGTTGCTTAGAGTTTTTTCTTTTAATTCCTGATGATCTATCTCGCAAGCGGTAACAGCCTCCCGTGAAACCTATAACTGGTACTCTACCAGTTTAAGATAGGCGGCAAGCGCCTCTGCGGACGAAACATATCTGTCTGACGCAACATGGATTGCAGCCACGCTCCCGTTAGGTAGCGTAAACATTGCAACCCTGACAGGAAGCTTCAGTGCATTACCCTTCTCACGCACATATGTCATCCATTCAGTACCGGCAGGTATCTGAATCAGTTCAACTGGTTTTTTTCCAATAAAAAAAAGTACATTCACCATGGTTGCTTTTCCTGTATGCCCGGGCGCACAGCATATATGAATCCGGCAGATCGCACCCCGTACAAACGAAACATGGTAAAGATTAAGCTAAAAATTTAAATTTGTTCCGGCAGATCCACACCTGTCTGTCTGGTTCAGAGCGCGAAGTCGCAGGTTCCGCCAGGATAACTCCTCAACTTAACTTACTGACTTGCAACGTTTACAACAGGAGCCATACTGATAATGCCTGCCGAACCGGGAAGCCATCTCCGTGGCTGCCCTTGTTCTTTGAGAAGATGATGTGTTTGCACTATCTCCTTCGCCTCCTGTTGGAGGCTTTTTTTTATATTTTTTTGCTGCGTTGATGTTGTGAGGCACCAGCCAGCCTTTGCATAAACTGCACTGCTGACCGTAAATAACCCGACCGGGTGCTTCCTTTAAAGTATTTCTTGCAGGCTGGTGCAATATAGATATATTTCACGATCCCTGAACCAGAAAGGCATTTTATATGAAACACTTAATCGCTGATTTAATCGAAAAGATTGCTGATCAGGAAGCATCCAAAAAAGAATCCCTTGCCCGGCTGGATGCCCTGAAAATTGTTGTCACGGCTTTGTTCGCTAAGCTTGACTCGCAAACAAAAGATGCCATTCGGGAACACATCACCGATGCCTTTGAGAAATTAGCTGAGGAAAATTCATCAGACCTGGCCGATCTGGAACGACTGAAAGAAGCCACATCTGACTTACTGAGCCGAAAAATAGTTCTGCCGTCGTTCCCTGCCGAAACGGTGAGCTCACGGGATCCCCGCTGATAAAGCACGGTAAACTCTTTTTTAATTCAGGCACTGTGCCCTGATGTAGTCCTGCAAATACTTCAGGGCTTTCTGGTCGCGGATGATTCCGGAACGGATACCGAGAATGTTTCGTCCAGCAACGTCAGAGAGTTCGACGGTTCCTGCATCGCCCACGCTGCCGGTGGAGGTGGTGTAATCCTGGACGGGACACTTTCCTTTGACGCGCACCCGGCCACCATTATCGAGACGCTTACGCAGAGCATCATTTTCAGCATTCGCATCAGCAAGCTCCTTTGTGTATTTCGCATCAAGTGCCGCAACGTCTCGCTGACGCACCTGCATGTCGGTGATGGTGGCATTCGCCAGACTGAGCGCCTGCGCTTTCTCGTCACGCTGCTTTTTGTACTCAATGGCGTTGTCACGGTACCGGTTTACCAGAAAGGCCAGCGCCCCAGTAAGAACCAGCACCACCAGCGGAAACCAGTACTTCCTCAGCAGCACCTGGATCATAACAATGCCGCTCGTGCACGGTTGTAACGCTGACGGCGGTCTTCAATGCCGTTCTGACCGCCATTAATAATCTGCGTGACGCGGGCCAGGTCGCCGGAATAAAGCAGGCATCCGCTGGTGGCAAAGAACCATGCCGCTGAACGCGCCGCGTTAACGTCCTGCTCCAGCAGCTCAGGGTTGGTGACCAGGTCGAGTTTCAGCGCGGTACCGCATTTGGTGTAATTTGCCTGGCCGGTGATCTGAATCAGGCCACGACCGCGATATTTCCAGCCGTCGCCCGCCGCTTTGTTGCCCACGCGTTTGCTGTAAACCAGATTGGCAATGGCGCGCTGACGTTCCAGCGGTAACACCTTTTCATATGAGCGGCGGCCCAGCGCGTTTGCCTGGTCCTGAGTAAGTCGCCCGGCACGGACGAAATCGGCGAGGCCTGCCACGCTGTAGTTCATGCTCTCCACCAGCCGGGAGAAACTCACGGACTCGTGTCCGGTCTGGGCGATAAACATCGCCTGATCAGTCGGTGCAGTGATGCCGAATTCTTTCATGGCCGCATCGATGTGCGGAAACCAGCGCGCAGCTAATCCGGCGCTTATACCAGCCGCCTGCTGAAATTGTGATTGTTTCATTCCGGCCTCAGAACATTGAAGATTCGCGCGACGTTGCCCCGGGCGCGGAACACGGCGGCGCAGATGATTAAGTTGATGGCGACAGTTGCCCAGTGGGTATGCAGATATGAATCGAACAGGTACCGGAACGGTACCGACGCATACGCCAGAATTATCAGGTAGGCCAACCATGACGCCCACGGGTTATGTCGCCCGCCAGGCTTACGGAACATCATCAGGCGCAGAACAATGGCGGCACACGCCACCACGTTCGTCACCACCAGCGGATCGTTAGTTACCATTGGTTCCCCCTCTCCAGCGTGCCAGCAGCTTTAGTGGGTCCTGTTCACTGAAAAAAGTCAGCGTCTTGATTGCCACGGCAGACAAAATCACCGCACCGAGCGCGTCCAGTGGCTTGTCTGCGTAGCCCGTCATTTTTGCCAGCCACGAACCCACCAGCCCCGAGCCATACACGCCAGCAAAATACGAGACAACGAAATACGCGGTACGGCGAAAAATCGTCAGGTCGGCAGCGGTGGCCACATAGAAAACAGCACCAGCAAACGCGCCGAACACCACGCCGTAATCAGTGCCGGTAAGCAGTCCATAAATGCTGGCGCCGGTCAGCGCGCTACCGGCGGCCGCGGTACCGGAAAAAGGTTCGGACATTACGCCCCCTCGTTAGTGGTGAGTCCTCTCAGGAATGAGGGGAAATAAAAAAGGCCGCCAATCGGCAGCCAGCAATCAATTTAATGCCGGGATTTTTATCCACACCCGGCGCGTGGTTTCCCAGCTTTCCACAGACAAAGGAAATTGCTAAATTGTTTATTCCACAGACAATTAGGGAATAACCATGGATGTAGGATTACTTATCGCGTCCCTTAAAAATGGGATCGGCGCGCTTTCTGCTGTGCAAAGTAACGAGGTCCTGCGCGAGCGCATCGCTTTCATTGGAGAGCAGATCGACGTACTTCAAAAAGCCCATGCTGCCACCATAGAAGAACTTGCCGAGGCGAAGGCCAAGTGCGTAGAACTTACGAAGGAAGTAGCGGCTTATCGGGCAAAGGATGAGTTTGTCGAGCACATGGGCGCGGCCTTCAGAAAAAATCCCGCGGGTGGGTATATCAGCGCGGTTTATTGCCCCAACTGTCTTAAACAGGTCGGTAGCGGGTTCGATGACTTTCCTTACCATTGCGGCTCCTGCGGCTGGACTTCAAGATTTGAAGGAAGGGAAATTGATAACGTGATGAAAACTCTTCCGTAGTACCAATGATAACTTTCACAACTCTGGAGAATTATTTATGAGCAGCATGCTTGACCCACAGAATTACAATAAAGAAATGCGTGAGAAAAAGATTGACTTGATGCTCTCAGCCATGGGGCCAATGAATGAGAAGTCGGCATTTCTTTTGGCTTTAATGATCAAACATTCAGATGATCCAGCCGCAACAATTAGAAGGATCGGAGACTGTGTCGAGGCGGTCTACGGCGCGGGTGAAAATACTGACACATCGCAGGGGTCAAATTTTAGCGAGATGAGGCTGATGTACCACAATGCCATAAGCATCTATCATAAAATTAAAGACATTTAGCAAAGCAAACCCCGTGATGATGCGGGGTTTTTTATTGGGCCAAGCAAACGCAAAAGCCCCACGGTGTTAACCGCAGGGCTTGAAACGAAGGCATTAACCCATCGTTGGGATAAAATTAACACAGATTCGGGAAAAGTAAATAGCTCAAATTAATTTCCTCACCTCCTATCGGGTTATCTGTTTCAGTTGCGCCTCAGCCCAGGCTTCTTCAATATCAAACTTCGTGATCAACTGATCGTAGAACGGCTTAACAGACTTCTTCCACGTGTCCAGGCTGATAGCATCAGTAATCTGACAGACAGCAGCATGGGCCTCGGTCGAAGGAATTCGCTCATAGCCGCGACCGCCGCAGCGTTTGCAGTCGGACATAACCGGAACGCCCTGCCTCTTCGTTTCCTTCTGGTCTACGGCTTTACCGCGGCCTCGGCAATCACTGCAGGCGCAACTGATGACCTTCTTACCATTGCAGGCCGAGCACAGTACGCGGGCCACCTCTTTCACCTGACGCTTAACCTCGAAATCACTGGGTGACTGCTTCAGATCTTTTGCCCACTGGGGGAGCTTCATGGTGTAGTGTGATTTCATCGTGTACATATCAGCCTCAATAAACCCTTTTCCGGCACAGCAGTCGCATTGCTTTACACTGGCGGCGCTGCGGGAATAGTCCTCAAAAGCGAAGGTGGCGAGCTGATGCATGACCAACGGCTTAATCCCAGCAGCGAGCTTGCGCAGCGCGGCAACCTTGTCGCATTTGGTCAGCGCATACTCGGCCAACAGTGAGATCGCCCGATCCCGGTCGTTCTGGCTGATGCCCATCTTCCCGAGGAAAGCGCTGTAGCCCAAAGCGGCACGCTCCTGCGTCATGCCCATAGCGGCCATGATATCGGTACCGGTCAGTGAGTCTGATGCGGTAGCGCGCGGGGAGTAGCTAATCAGCGTGGACTTTGCGAAGTGGTATTTCACGGTATTTTCAAGATTCACGCTGCAGCTCCTGCAATCTGGTAGATGCGAATAAAGTTACGAAGGATGCGATAGTCCACCAGCACCGTACCCGGGCGGCGATAAATGCGGAGGCGCAGCCAGCGCATGCGAAGCAATTCGATCAGTTCTGGTTTCATGCGACCACCTGCTGCTTAAGTTCTTTGAGTTTTGCGCGGTATTCATCGCGGATGCGGATGTAGTCGTCGCGCTTCCATTTCGGTAATTTGTGCGGGCCCATCAGGGCATCAAAGCGGGTCTGGCCGATTTTGGCGATTAGCTCCGGACGGTAGGCAGTCAGGTTGCCGGAGAGGTGGTTATTACAGACCGAACACTGCTTATGGCAGTTGTCTTCGTCAAAGCGCAGCTCCGGATTCGCGCCGGTAGTCCGGAAATGACCGGCATGATATTGCCCGTCGTGATGCCGCCCGCAGCTGATACAAGGGAGATGTCGATCGCGGTACCGGATGAATTCGTTAAAAGCCTGCTGCGCCTGTTTGATGAAATAGCTGAGCGGCTTAACTGCCTGTCGCCGTTCCGCCTGGCGTGCCCGCTGCTCTTTCTCCTCTTCGCGCTGGCGCTTCTTCTCAGCACGCATAGCATCAGCCTGGTTCTTTGCAGTCTGCTCTTTGCCTACAGCGCTGGCACATACGTAGCGGCAGACAATCTGCCCATCACGAACCGGGTGGAACCACTCCCTGCAGTGGATGCATTTTCGACGAGGTTTTTTAGCCATACTCACCCCGCAAAATTCATCAGCTGCGCGGCGGCGTTCTCGGCCTCACGCTGATCGCGAAATACGCGGGACAGGATCCAGCGCCAGAGCACATCCAGTGCGGCACGGTAGAGCTGCTGGAACTCTGTTTCGTCCATGCTGGCAAAAGAAACACTGCGGGGATGTTTACGGAGAGTGCCGTCAGGCAACTGGATGGTGTCGAAATGCCCGGCCTCGATAGTTACCCAGGCACGATACGCATCGAAGGATTTACAAAGACTGATGCCGTTTGTTATGCGGCGACTGGCAACCTGATCCAGATATTGCTCAGCGGCATCCATCAGCGCACTTTCGTTCCCGCCGAAAGCAGCCAGGTATCTGGCGTAACCGTTAACCAGCCTGCGTTCGTTGGAAGATATCGCGCCGCCGGTAGGTTCCCAGTAATCGAAGCCCAGATTGAGTAGCGCGAAGAATCGGCGGTGAAATGCCGGGTTGCGCACTTTTTTGAAATCGGCTTCGAGTACCGCGCCGAGCTTACATTTTGAATGCAGAAAATCACTGGTCTCGGGCGTAGCCGGGATCAGGATTCCTGATGATTGCTTGATTAATTGCAAGTGCGCCATGGTGTTCACTCCGTGGCGCTTTGCTGCTCCGATTCCGCTGTTCAGGCGGTAAGTAGATTATGGCAGTCTCTGCTTGCGAAGGTCAATAAGACCTGCCTCGGCAGCCATTTCCAAAAATTCATTCATAGTAAGCAGGTGTTGTTTGTCGCGTACCCTTTCCAGACTGGTAATCCGGCCCTCTTCACAATTCACAACGAACCGCCCTCCCTGTCTGATTATGTCTACCGCTTCGGCGATGTCTAAATCCACAAAATCCCCCTGAGCGACATACAGACGCAATTGTCGAAAATTCAGCAGCCGCGCATGGATGATTTGTGGTTTGGCAAAGGACTGCAGGCTGCAATAAAAAACACTCAGTAGAACCACTCGTCAGCACTTTCCCAGGTTTCCTGCAGAATATTAGCGACCTCGTCTTTATCGCCACCGATAACATTTAGCCCGTCATTTTGTGCCCGGCGAATGGTCAGCTGGCATCTCTCGAAGCGCTTGTTTAATCGTTTTAAGAGTTCGTTTTCCAGCGCCGGGATCGCGCCATCAGGCAGTTTTTTTGTACGTTCGATAGTGACTTCAACCTTCATGATCATCCCTCTCATAAAAATACTGTATAAATAAACAGTACACCCATACGGGAGAATGATCAACTTGATAAACGCACAAATTGCGACACTGGTTTGAAAAGTTAATTTGGTGTAACCCATTGAATAAAAAAGCCACTGCTTTAGTGGCTTCGGGTTTAACTCTCAGGCCGCCTCTTCACTGATGCGGCACAATTCGGGGAGATTTGCTCTTACCAGCGCCTCGGCAAACGGCGGCGGTACCGCGTTGCCGCAGCGGGTAAAAAAAGAAAAACCCGCCGCAGCGGGTTTCATTCGGACTGAGAGTCGTTGGCAGGAGGGGCTGCATCTTTTTTCAATTGTTGAAAATGCGCATACATCGCCGAATTGAATAGAGAAATAGACTCTATCTGATCGCGTGGGATTACGTGGCGATATTGGGATAAGGATATCGGCTTGGATGTAAATGTTATTCCACACTCTTTGAAATGATCGGCATAGTTAACTTCCTCAACGAAAGAAAGTGTGTCTTTATGGCGATATCCGCTCAGGAAAGGGATTATAACCACGGTGTCGGTATCATGCTCCTCCAGTCGGGCTTCATGCACCATACCTATGTAGACCTTACGTGATTTCAGAGTTATTGAAACAAGCAACTGCTGCTGGCTGTTCAGAGACTCAAGAAGAACGCCCTCTACCGGACTTGATTGTGCTATTTGTGCGAACAAATTACGTCGATGATCAGGGTTCTTCAACTGCTTCTCAGCCTGTTTAGACTCCCCTAAGCTGATTGCAATCGTCATCCCAACAAGAGCGATAAATGGCATTCCAATACCAGCAATATGGAAACCCCACAAATCATACGCAAACGTAAACTCTGGCCAACCAGGGAAAAAGTAATGTGGGATACTGAGAATTTGCATTACGAAAAAAATCAAAACCCAGCCAATAAGAAGCAGGGTAAATGCCATAATAAGGTAGATAGAGCCTTTTAGGGCTACCTGAAAATAGGATTGCCAGCCTGTGGACTTTTTGAAGAGAATTTTTGATGGTATGTGGCTATTGATATACAAATAGCCACATACTAAGACAACAATAACTAGAGCTGCGCTCATGCCTATCCTTCGTGTTTTTTCTTAGACGACAGAGCATTTATATTATAAAGGAACGCATTTTGCACATTTTCATTGTGCGGGTTGATTTTTAGCGTTCCGCTGCGGTCAAAAAAGTAAGGATCCGTGGCGCTTTTTTCTGCCGGATTGTCTCGGGTATCCCACCGATTACTGACCAAAATATCCATAATCCGATCCGGAGTGGCCAGCGTAGCCAGAAGACGTTTCATCTTTTTCATAAGTCACTCCATACCCTCCAAGTCGACGCTGCGCTTGATATGGGTTAACTTCAGCGTATACAACTGGGGTTGTTTTATCAATCTTAAAAGTAATTAAAGTTACGTTACATTGCCAGGTTTCTGCTTTCTCAACCCTAATATTCATGCCATCCCCTTGCGCAGGGGGCAAAAAACCCGCCGAAGCGGGTTGGGTTGAAATTAATGTAATCAGGCTGCGATTTGTTTCGACCGACACATCTCCGGCAAATTTGCTCTCACTAGCGCTTCAGCAAACGGCGGCGGTACCGCATTGCCGCAGCGCGCCACCTGTTTATCCTTCGCGTACTTTACGCCGCGATAGTCACGGTCAATGATGTACCACTCCGGGAAACCCTGCGCCCGGTATAGTTCGTGCGGTTGCAGCATGCGCATGCCGATATCAACGATGCGGTAAGTGATGCCGTCAACGGTCACCAGCCCGTCGCAATCCTCGCCGCAGTACTCCCGCAGGAACGCCAGCACCTGAGAAGCTCGCTGCTCGTCGTAAGACTCAACCGCAAGCATGGTTTCGACTTCTCCAACATGCAGGCCACCGGCTGTGATGGTCGGCATCGGCTCGTTTGTACGCTGTCCGTCCCGGCATGTGCCACGCAGTTTCACCAGATGCGAAGTGACAAGACCATGATGATCAGTGGTGGTGACCGTATGCGCTGGCGCATCCATCGCAGCGCCGGGCCCCGAATAGTTGCCACCGAAGTGCTTAACCAGGTTCGCTGCCACTAGCCCGAACTTACCACCACCAGCGACCACAGTTCCCAGCGGCTTATGCAGACCTGGCACGCATGGTTCCTGCCCGGGGCGTTCGCCGTAACCCATCTGGATCAGCGTCGGCGTTATCAGTTGCGATTTTCCGCCGCCACCAGCGGTAATCGTGGCGCTAGGTTCGTCAGCCCGGTGGCCGATGCTGGAACCGAACTGACGGGCGATGACCGGCGCAACCAGACAGGCCCGGGATTGCTTCATGATGGTATGGGCAGGTTTATCCAGCGGGCGCGGCTTCGCCTGGTACTCACTGCCGCCGTTTCCAGCCAGGAACGGGGTCAGCGCCGCCTCAACTACCCCGAGAGCATGCCCATTCCCGCCCGGGCGCGCCGACGTGCCAGCGGTAACCGTCGGTACAGGCTCAGTAACTGGCTGGCCGGTTGCGCCGGTGCGGAACTTCGTCAGGTGCGGTACGGCGATCGCATAACCATGCTTTTTGGTAATGGTCTGCAGCGGTGCGTCAAGCTCCTGGCCACGGAAGCAGTCATAACTTCCTTTCGAGGTGGTGTGGTTACACTTCACGATAAACGGCGACGGGCTATCGATGACAAACCGCTGGATGCCGCGCGCGATCCGTTTCAGCGTATTCTTTGCCAGAGACTTTTTGCGGTCGAAAATGCTCGCGGCTGGAATTGACCAGTCGATGCATTCTGCCGCAGTGCGCCACGGCGCCAGCTTGCCACTCAGAACGGCAGCTGATTTCGGGTCGCCGTGCGTTACCTCCGGACACACAATCGGCTCACCGTCCCGGCGCATAACCATGAAGAACCGTTTCCGGATGGTCGGTGCGCCAAAGTCGCATGCTCTCAGCTCGCGGTGGTCAACGGCATAACCCAGTCCGGCCACCAGCTGCTGCGCCTGCTCCCCATCGGCGGCAATGCCCAGGAACTCGCAGCACTCTGCCAGCGCCGGATGCCCGGCGGGGATACCGCCGGAAAGCATGCCGCAGAACGCTTCGAAAGTTTCTCCGGTGCGATCCGGGTCCGGGCGCTGCCCGCCATCAGCGGATATAATGAGCGGCCCCCACGTTTTAAACTCTTCGACGTTCTCCAGCATCATCACGCGTGGCCGCACCGCCAGCGCCCAGCGAATAACGATCCACGCCAGACCGCGAATTTCTTTCTCCACCGGCTTTGAGCCTTTCGCCTTCGAGAAATGACGGCAATCAGGGCTAAACCAGGCCAGCCCCACAGGGCGACCTGCCGTCGCCGCCAGCGGGTTTACATCAAATACCGACTCGCAATAGTGCAACGTATCCGGGTGGTTCGTGGTGTGCATCGCGACGGCGTTCTCGTCGTGGTTGATGGCAATATCCACACTGCGGCCAGTCGCCAGCTCAATACCGGTAGACGCCCCGCCGCCTCCGGCAAAATTATCAACGATGATTTCTCTCACGCATATTTCTCCATGGCAGCAGCCAGCGAACGGGCAGCAGTGACGATCGCCGGTACCGGCATTTTTTCCAGCCACATGCGGTTGATGTGATGTTTCAGGCGACGCTGGTGGTGCGCCGGGAGATCCGCGGCGCTTTCTACCTGCGAATAAACCATGCCGACTTCAGCGGGCCAGACGGTTTCAGGCACATCCACCAGCAGCTGGCTTTCCAGCTCTACGATGCGTTTTGTGGCGTACTGCATTAAGTAATCAGGCTCGTCGCTTATGGCACCAGCACCGCTATTGACGAAAATTATCCAGTGCGTTTTGTCGTTTTTCCCGGTCTTCTGCCAGACAGCGGGTTTCTCGTCAGTGAGTGCCACGACCTGGCTCAATGGAATTTGCGTCTCGTTCCATTTGAAAATCAGCACACCGTTGGGTTTCAGAACGCGGAAAGCTTCCCTGAATCCGGCACGCAAATCCTCGCGCCAGGTATCACGGTTAAGCTTCCCGTACTTTTTGCCCTGCCAGCCGTTCGGGCCAGCACGTTCAAGATGCGGCGGATCGAATACCACAACCGGAAACGTAGCGTCGGCGAACGGCAGCGCGCGGAAATCAGCAATAACATCCGGGCTAATCACCAGGCGACGCTCATCGCACAGCACGTGCTCTTCGGCGCGAATATCGCAGAAGACGGCACGCGGGTCGGCTTTGTCGAGCCAGAACATGCGTGACCCGCAACACATGTCGAGGATGACATGCTCAGTCATTCCAGGCCTCCAGCTCGTTCTGGATTTCTTCGTCGATTTCATCCGTCGTGGCTTCTTCGTTAAGGTAATCGCGAGCCTCTTTCAGGTACTGGTCGCGGCGTTCGTCATACCAGGCTGAAAACTCCGGCGACCATCCGAATGTGTCGCCCTGATAGTCAACTTTGGCGTTGTCTTCTGCCATTCGTTCAACCATGCAGTACGCGGTGATTAATCCGCATTCCCGGATATAGCCGCGCAGATCACGTTTGCGCCACCACGGATTTACTTTCGAATCGCATACATCGCGCATCTGCAATTCCCAGCGACGGATGCAACGGGCGTTCAGTGATTTGCTCATGCTTCGCTCCCTTCAACACGTTTAAACTCAATCACCCAAACCCACGGGTTGTGACTGAATGACTGCTCTGGGTAGATGGAATCCCACAATTGGCGGAACCACAGCCATTTATCCATGCTGCCACCGTACGGCTCAGGGTTGGCTGGATATCCCTCTTTCGCTGCGTCTTCCTGGCTAATACTGGCGAGGCGCTCCACTCGCACGTCGGTAATCTCCAGCGTGATACGGCTGGCCCAGCGCGGCATGTGGATAGATGGCGTCCACTTGATGGTGTCGTAAAAACCATCCTCCAAATCTTCACGCTTGTGAGTTGCACGATAGGCCAGCGTAGATTTTGTGGATAAACCAGTAGCAAACGTTTCGCGCACCCAAATGCGATCGCCAACATCGCCAAAGGGGCAAGCATCACCAACTAATCCTCCCCAGCCGCCTTTTCCGTTCTGCATCTCTTCTTCGATATGAAGCATTGTTTTAAATACGTTACTAGGCCACCAATGCCCGCCCTTCTGAAGAGTGCAAGGAGTTGGCTGCGGTTTCATAATCCGTCGCGTCTGCGTCTTACGTCCGTCGAGAATGGCGCGCACCATTTCCCCGTTAAAAATCATGCCGCGCTCTTTCATACCCGGCTCCCGCGAAGCTGTGCTGCGAATACGCGCGCATCCCGCCCGGCCTTCAGCTTTTCGATTGCCAGAACCACGTCATCTACGCCGTCTTCGCCAACTGCCTGGCGCATGGCCGTCTCCCACTCGATTTCGGCTCTGACAGCGGCGTCACGTTCCAGGCAAGCCGTACGCGCCGCTACCAGCGCACAATCCAGACGCCCCGCCAGTTCGGTCAGCAGTTGCGCCGTCTTCGGATTTTCGTACTTAGCGGCCACATAGGTGGCGCGAATTAACTGCTCATGGGTCATGTCTTTCATGCGCGGGCACTCCCGAAGATTTTATGGATGTGATAGCCCTGCCAGTTCTGGCGGCAATCATCAGTGATTACGTTTACTGGCTCAGATGGTTTTTCCGGCTCAGCTGGCTTGATTAGAGATTTCCGCGCAGCGCGGCGTGCGGCACAGTCAGCTTTACGTTTTGCCTTACGGCGCTCAGCCAGTGCTTCCACGTACGCCTCGTAATCCTGAAACGTCAGGAAATAACCCTGTTTACCCTGTTTGATGATGTTGCCCTTCCTGCAAATCTGAGTAAGAAAGTCGCGCGTGATGCCGTCGCTGGTACCAAGTAGCGTTTTTATTTCCGCATAGGTCAGTCTGCGTCGTTCTTTCAGCTCAGCGACCACGGCATCCACACGACTCAGAAAGGTTTCTTCCGGCGTTTTATAGTCAGGTGCAAGCGCGTAAACATACTCGCGCCGCCGTCCTGAACGTACCACCTTCCCGCTACGCAGCAGTCCACCGAGCAGCGTTGAGGTCCGGTTTGGGTCCATGCCGATAGACGCGGCGATTTCGCGCAGGTTTCCTTCCCGGTTAGTCAGGAAGCTGATCACGTCGTTAACTAAATTCGTTGTCATGATTTCCTCACTTCACCACACGCAGGTGGCTGACGTTTTTACGGTAACTGGCCCAGTTGAAGTTCACCCAGATGCCGCCATCCATCTGCAGGCGGTCCATCACCCTCTCGCCCAGTACGGCGGTCAGCTGGGGGTGATTGAGGTTGGTCAGCACACCAACAGGTTTCAGGGCTGCCAGGCGGCGATCGATTATCTGGTTCAGGATGACGAACTCGCCGCGCGTCTCGCGCTGCACACCCACCTCATCGAGAACCAGCAGGTCTACGCGGCAAAGGTCATCCAGTAACGCGGATTCTGATTCGCCCTCGTCGTAGCAGGCGCGAACGCGCAACATCAGGTCGGGGATGGTTACAATCAGCACCGTGGCGCCACGCCCGAGGAGATGATTTCCGATGGCCGCCGCCAGATGGTTTTTCCCGGTACCGCAGCCGCCGCTGAACACGAAACTGCCAAATCCGGTACCGAAGTTCTGCGCGTAGCGTTTCGCCATCGTCAGCGCAAGTTGCTGCCCCTCGCCGCTCACCTGGTAGTTTTTGAACGTGCAGCTGCGGTGCAGGTCCTGAATACCCGATCGCCCGAAAATACGGTCTGCACGCGCTTTCTGGTTGAGTTTCTCCACCTCAGCGCAGTGCTTGCGTCCCTCTTCCTGCTGCCAGGCCATAAGTTCTTCAGCGCTGGTGAACTTGGGTTTGATGCCCGCCGGCATGAGCCGCTGCAGGCGTCCGATTAATTCGCTGCTGGTTTTCATGATCACCCCGTGAATCCGTCTGGAATCGTGTTATCAGGTTGCGGTACCGAAAGGGCCTGCGACTGATAGCGCGACGTCGCAGTGTTTTTTGACTGCTCAGGTTCGAACAACCCCTGCCAGCCGTTGGCTATGCTCCGGTTGATTATTTCTTCGGGGCTATATCCTTTGGCGATACAGCGGCCCAGCAGGTTGATAGCTTGCGTAACGGTCTGCATCGACTTGATGGGCTTTTTCAGATCGCGACGATAGGCGACCCATGAAGACCAGGTTTCACGCGAAAGCCATTCCGGGACAGGAGCGGTTTCGGGATTGAAATCAGACCTTCCTGTCCTGGGGGATTTAGGGGGTTTATTAATATTGTCTTTATTGTCTTTTGTAATAGTGTCTTTTGTGTGTCCCCATTGTGGTGACAGGCTTGTCACTACCGTGGTGACATTTTTTGTCACTACCGTGGTGACAGTGTCATCATCATGGTGACTGTCACTACCATGGTGACAATTTTTGTCACTACCGTGGTGACTCCCGGGTCCGCTTTTAGCGGGAGGGATTTTCCACTCGTTAAGGTTTTTATTCGGCCCAATTAATGAACCATCAGATATCAGGACGTGCATGCTCAGCAGCTCTTTTTTTACAGCGTTAACTTTCTGCCGGGGTAGCCTGGTTAACTGAGCTAGCTGGGTGTCAGCAATGCGGTCCATTTTTTTGTTGAACCCATAGGTCTTTCGGCAAACAGCATGAGCAACTTTGGCCTGATTTTTCGTCAGGTTGGCCCCAATAAGCTCCTCGTACAGCTCGTTCGCCAGACGTGTGAATCCATCGTCTGTATCGGCCACACGCATCTCCACCACCTGCAATTCAGGTCTGATTGGTACTACGGAAAGACGCGCTAAATTACCCATAGCGCACCTCGTTGAAATTTACGGTTTGTCCAGTCATACTGACCTCGCAATTGCATCCAGTTATTGCACCCGAAGGCCGTTGCTGTTCCACCAGCACGGTCTTCAACCTTTCAGAACAGCCCGCGCTGTTCGGTACGCTTAACGCGCTTTTCTTCGAACCTGTCGGCAGAAGTGGTTTGTTTCTCTGCCCACAATTTCGCGTGTCGTAAAACATCATCGAAAATTTTCCCCTTACGGCTTGCCTGAGACATACGCCGGTATAAATCCACGGCCTGGAATGCCCCCCCCCCTGAGCGATCGGAACAGGAAAGCCCTGCTTAATCAGCTCTTCGCGGACGTGCTTCTCGATAAACTGCTCATGGTTCATAAGCGGCCCCGGTTACATGACGCCCAGCATCGAGGTGACCATCGTCATCAGCGGCCCGACCTGCTCGGGCATCAGGCGAAACAACGACGCAATCCCCTCGCTCACCTCTTTCAGCTTCTGATGTTCAGGCGCTTTCATCAGCACGGCCTGTTTGGCTTCCGCGCATTCTTTCATCGCCGTCGCGACGCGCGACAGGATGTCTTCCTGAGGAATGAGCCGGGTACGGAACTCGAGCGGGAGAACGTTAAGAATTGCCGGAGTTAACTCGCGGATATTTGCATGTGCGTAATCGGTATCACCGTCCAGCCAGCGAAAGAGCTTTTGACGCTGGCGGTTGATTTCGGTCGGGAACTCCAGGCAGCCGCCGCTGAGTTGATATTCCTCAACAATCAGCCCGGCCACCACGTCCTGGTTATCGATTGCAGCCGCCCATGCACGAACAGCCGCACGAAGCTGCTGGTGAGTAAATTCCGGCTTCGCCTGAGAACGATTTATCATCGTTACCGGAACTGTTCCGGTACTCTGTTGAAATTGAAGTGATTGCATTTACTGCTCCTTAGGTGCTGCTTCGTTAACCGCCGCCTTACAAGACCGCGGAGTAAATTCCGGCCAAATGTGAACCCATTCACTTGGCAAGCAATCAGCCCGAGTAACCATGCCGTCCGTATAACGTTCAATCTCTATGGCGCGGCGAGGAGAAATTGGTGCCGAGCTGGAGGCCATCTGGGACAGAAAGGACATTGAGATCCCCAGCTTTTTGGCAAGCCATTTAGCGTTACCACGTTGCTGAGAAAGGTAATCTTTGAGTTGCATATACTCTCCTTCTAAGGTGTGAAAATGAGTTTACTAATTACTAAACCTTATAGTCAAGTATTTGCTTGTTTAGAATTTACTAATCAAAATGCGCTAATGACCAAAGCAGAAATAAGAAGAATGCAGCTCAAGGCGTGGTTCGCCGATAAATCGCTGCCAGAAAAAGAGAAGAGCTATTTATCCCAGTTGATAAATGGCAAGAGCTCCTTTGGGGAAAGAGCAGCCAGAAGAATCGAAAACGACTACGGCATGCCATCAGGATATTTAGATGAGGATGGTGAACAAGGCGAAAAGCGCCCTAATGAAGTGGTACTGACGTCTGATGAACTTCAACTAATCAAATATTACCGCAGCTTTCCTGACTCCACGAAAAAAGAGATGCTAATAGAGTTTGAAAGTATGTACGAGAAGTTCAATAAACTTTTCAAAGAACTCCTGGCCTCACGTAAGTAAGTATAACGTCTCAATATAACCGCCTTATGGGCGGTTTTTTTATACCTATCTGCCTCATTCAAAACTAAAAAACCTTAAATCTTAATTGTTTAGCGTCAACTAAACGAAAAATGTTTATCAAACACTTTACACAAACGTTTAGTAATGAGTAAACTTCCAGCATCAACAACGCGCTGCGTTGCTCCGATAAACGTTCCGCCAGCCTGGCGATAAGGGCAGAGGATGAGATGGTTAATCAACACTACGGCACGATGCACATCATTCGCCAGTGTGTAACACCGGGAATGCTGGCAAAGCACGACGGGCACACCTGGAATGTGTCAGCGGTTCGCGGCAAATACGTTTACCTGCGTACCATGCGCGGCACCACACGTATTAACGATTGTCTTGTGGAAGTCTTACTGAATGGCTGGGGTGATCCGATGATTCATGGTCAGGAAACTACCGGTGCGAAATGCGCTTACTGCAAAAGCCCTCTTCAGCCTGGCGACGAAGTAAAAAGCAACCTGCTTTTACTGCGCGGCAACATGCTTGCCCGCGAAGAACGGCATTACTGCTCCAGGCAGTGCGCCGGGCACGATCAGATGGCTCACGAGCCATAAACGCAAAAACCCGCCGAAGCGGGCCTTACGTCCGGTAACACCGACCAAAGCATACCGGAATTTTTCACCTAAACCGAAGGCGGCTCTTACAAGCGCCGGGGATCTTACAACCCAAAGGAGCTCAGACGCAATGAACACATATGCGTTTCTCATTAAGGCAAAAGCGAAGTCAGGGGGCAAAAACCTGTTTTGCTGGCTTTCTGCTAAATCCGATTCACGCGCCCAGCGTGAAATCGAAAACATTCTGGAAGACGCCGAAATCGAAGTCGGTCGCGGCGCGGATTACCAGCTGCCGGTCCGTACAAACTGGCTTGTTGTCGACGACCTGCCAGCCGAGCGCGTTCTGGATGATACCTGGTGCGATCGTTATGAACTCGGCGACGACGGTATTTCCTGGAGCAAAATAACCAAAGAAGCTAAATCCGTGAATATCCAGGACGAGCGCGCGCAGCTGGAGGAAACAGCCGGAAGTAATGAATCAGGGCTTCAGGAACGCGCCGCTTCACACCAGTCATACACATTCGAACAGCGTGTACTGGGTACATGGCTTTTCGGCCTGTTTGATGAGCTGAGCGCTGAGCAAAAAGGTGAAATTACTCGCCTAAGCATGGATATGGACGCTACCTATCCCCAAAACGTATTGCTGGCCTGCCGCAGTCATGACCTTCGCCAGCTTCAGCATGTTTTCCCGGAAACCCTGGCTGACCTGCTCGCTGAGACAAAATCTGTCTGGCCTCTGAACGGTAAAGCTCCTCAGTTAGCGCATCTTGTCGGCTTTTTTGGCGAGTGGATTAATGCTCACAATAATGCATGTGATACCGGTGGACATGGCAATCACCAGGTTCGTAGCGATGTAACAGCCAAATGGCAAAAGAAAAGCGGAACCGTAGTTACCCAACGCACAGACGTGGGAACAAACGCTGGCGGCGGCATCGCGACAGATCGTAGCCAGGATTATGCGCACACCCTGGATACGCTGGATATTGAAATTGCAGCCGCGACGCTGCCGATGGATTTCGATATTTACAACATGCCTGTATCCATTCACCGCCGCGCCAGAGAAATCATTGAGAAAAAAGAAAGCCCGTTCAGGGAATGGTCAGCAGCGCTGCGCAAAACAGCGGGCATCCTGGACTATTCACGCGCTGCTATTTTCGCCTTGATCCGTGGTGCCGCCGAGAACGTCCATCATTTCCCGGTCAGCCTACAAACCTACATCAGCGCGAACCTGAAAGAACACCAGCATGCCAAGCCAGATGCTGCAACTGTGGAGGCTGCGCAATTCAGCCGTGAATCCCTGGATAAACAACTTGCCGCTGACCGCGGCGAATATGTTGAGGGTATCAGCGACCCGGCGGATCCGAAATGGGATAAAACGCCGCGTAAATCCTTCTGTACCCACGAAGAGAACTTACAGCGCGTGCGGGAAGAAGGGGCGCGCCGCCGGGCTGAAGAAGCAGCCGCACAGCCTAAGGTTGAAAACCTCGGCGCTGGAGTGTTCTCCATCGAAGGGCTGACCGGTAACACCCCGGCTAACCCGGACAACGGCCCGGTAACGGGCGACACCACTTATCAGAAAATGGCCGAAGGCCTGCGCGAAGAACTGGAGATTACCGAAGATGTGCAGATGGAAACGGCTGTCAGTAACGAAATCCCGGCTGGTACACCGGTTTCAGCAGGCGAAAGCGCTGATGCAGATCATCCGCAGGCAGATGCCGTAAGCGCTGCCGAAGTTTTTTCCGCTGGCTGCCCGGCCCTCGCTGCCGCCGCTGAACAGCAATCTGAACAACAAAATATTCCTGAAAATATTTCGGACACTGAAGAAGAGCCAGTAATCGAGTATCCCGCGTTCTTCGAACCAGGCCGTTATGAAGGGTTGCCGAACAACGTTTACCACGCCGCAAACGGCATCAGTTCCACCATGGTGAAAGATGCGCGTGTATCGCTGATGTATTTCAATGCGCGCCATGTTGAAAAGACCATTTCCCGCGAGCAGTCCAAAGTGCTGGATATGGGTAACCTGGTGCATGCGCTGGCACTGCAACCGGAGAACCTGCACACAGAATTCAGTATTGAACCTGAAATCCCGGAAGGCGCATTCACCACCACGGCAACGCTGCGCACGTTTATCGACGCACATAACGCCAGTCTGGCACCGCAACTCAGCGCTGAAGATATCAAAGCACTGCTGGAGGCGAACAACGCCACACTGCCCGCCCCGGTACCGCTGGGCGGCGGTCTGGAAGAGACAGCGCAGAGCTATATGACGCTGCCAGCTGAGTTCCAGTGTATCTCGGCAGACCAGAAGCAGACGGCGACCGCAATGAAAGCCTGTATCAAAGAATACAACGCCACCCTGCCCGCGCCGGTGAAAACCAGCGGCAGCCGTGATGCGTTACTCGAACAACTGGCGATCATTAATCCTGACCTGGTGGCGCAGGAAGCACAGAAGCCGCAGCCGCTTAAAGTATCCGGTACCAAAGCCGACCTGATTCAGGCCGTGAAGGCTGTTAACCCTGACGCCGTGTTCGCCGACGAACTGCTGGATGCCTGGCGCGAAAACCCGGAGGAAAAAATTCTGGTAACGCGCCAGCAGCTGGCGACCGCCCGGGCCATTCAGTCAGCGTTACTGGCCCACCCGACCGCCGGTAAGTTCCTGACGCACCCGGGGCGTGCTGTTGAAGTCAGCTATTTTGGGATCGACGAAGAAACCGGGCTGGAAATCAGGGTACGCCCGGACCTTGAAATCGATATGAACGGCATCCGCATCGGGGCTGACCTCAAGACGATAAGCATGTGGAACGTGAAGCAGTCTGGCCTGCGTGCCCGGCTCCACCGCGAAATCATTGACCGCGATTATCACCTGAGTGCGGCCATGTATACCGAAACAGCAGCACTGGATCAGTTCTTCTGGATTTTCGTGAACAAAGACGAAGGTTACCACTGGATCGCCATTGTCGAAGCCAGCCAGGAACTGCTTGAGCTGGGCGCGCTTGAGTACCGCACTACCATGCGGGCAATCGCGAACGCATTCGATACCGGCGAGTGGCCAGCGCCGATTGTTGACGATTACATCGACGAACTGAGCGACTACGATATGCGCCGCCTCGAAGCGCTGCGCACGGCTTAAGGGGAATGACGATGGAAAACACCAATATCATCACTGCTGACCAGCAGGCGCCGAATACTATTTCGGCCAGTAATTCTATTTTTAACGTCCAGGCTTTGGGGCAATTAACGGCCTTTGCCAACCTCATGGCCGATGCAACAATTGCCATTCCTGACCACCTCGTCGGGAAGCCCGCTGATTGCATGGCGATTGTTATGCAGGCTATGCAGTGGGGAATGAACCCTTACGCTGTTGCACAAAAGACGTTTTTTGTAGGCGGAAAGCTCGGGTATGAGGCACAGCTTATCAGTGCCATCTTAACAAGTTCTGGCGCTATTCGTGGACGCTTCCATTACGAATACGGAGGTGACTGGGAGAAATGCCTCCGCAGCAAAGACACAACCGTTAAGAAAACCGGTAGCAAAGGAACTTACGAAACAACTGTGCGCGTGCGTGACTGGAATGATGAAGATGAGCTCGGCCTGTTTATTCGCGCTGGTGCGATTATCAAAGGCGAAAGTGAAATAACGTGGGGTGAAAAGCTTTATCTCTCAAGCGTGGCAATCAGAAACTCACCATTGTGGGTAACTAACCCAAAACAACAGATCCTTTACCTCGCCACAAAATACTGGGCTAAAGCATATTGCCCTGCTGCAGTAATGGGTTTTCAGGATGCTGATGATCTTTCGTATCGGGAAGAGAAAGAAATCAATCCAGCCCCTGTGCAACGCATGAGCGTGCAGGAAATTACCGCTGAGGTAACCAGCAGCGCACAGGAATGCACTACGAACATCGATACCCTGGCCGATGATTTCCGCGACCGCATTGAATCTGCTGAAGACGTCGACAGCGCGAAAGCTGTACGTGTGGATATCGAAGCAGCGAAAGCCAGACTGGGCACCGCCCTGTTTACTGAACTGAAAAACAAAGCCGTGAAGCGCTACTACCTGGTGGATGCGCGCAACAAAGTCGAAGCGGCGATCAACTCTCTTCCGCAGCCGGGTGAACCGGAAGCTGCTGAGCTGTTCGCGAAGGCTGAGCAGACCCTGACGGCGGCGAAACGCCACCTGGGTGATGAGCTTTACGAGAAATTCAGCATCACGCTGCTGGATATGAAACCTGAGTATGTCGGCTAAGGGAGGCGGGAGGGTTCGCCCTCCCGGTTAACGATGAGACTAATTAACAGAGGCAGCAAACAATCTCCTGTGGCACGACAGGCTTGCGCCGCAGCGCTCCAGGAACATTACGAGCGTTTCGGGGACTACGGCATAACAGGCAAAAGCGTGGATTACATGATCCGGGTTGACGGGACCAAACTTCGCGTCGAGATCAGGAACTGCCAACACAGCTACATCGCGACGCCGATGGATAAACCGCGCCGGTTACGTGCTCTGGCAAGCCCTGTGATGAGTTTAAGGGGAAAACCATGATCTGTTGTCTTGAAGAGGTACCGAAAGCGCAGTGGCCGGAAAAACTCCACGACCCCAGTCGAACCAACGTCTGGATAAATCCACGCTTTCTGGTGCAGGAGTTTCATGAGGAAGGGGGCGTAATTCGCCTGTCTATTAATACAAGAGAGTTGGGGTTAGCAGGACGCTGGAAAGACGGCATAAGCTGGGACACGCTCCAGGAAATCAAAAACGCCGTTGGCTATGCGGACCGGGATGCGGTCGAGATTTACCCGGCGGAACGCGACGTGGTGAACGTTGCCAATATTCGCCACCTGTGGATTTTACCTGAACCGTTGCCGTTCGCCTGGCGCCGTGACAACTGAGAATGAATTATCAACGGCCCCGGCCGGGGCCAGTGGAGAGAATTATGGATCGTCTGCTGAACGTTAAAGAGGTTTGCGGGATTTTGGATATGCACCGCGCGACCATTTATCGCAAAGTTAAGTCTGGCGAACTTGATCCGCCAAAGAAAATCGGTCGCTCTACAAAATGGCCGGAGTCCAGCATCAAAAAATATCTGGCTGGGCTTAAATCGTTATGA